TATGAACCCAGGAAAAAAGGCACTAGAATCGCCAGTGAGTGAGATTATTTATAAAGCCCATAGAATGGGAATACCTATATTTGGTGTTTGTAATGGGTTTCAAATATTAACACAGATGGGACTTCTTCCTGGAAGGCTTAACTTAAACTTGAATAAGCGATTTACGTGTAAACATGTTAACTGTGTTTTACATCCATCAGGGAAAAATGTATCTCTTGAAGTGGCTAACTCTTATGGACGATATGTATACGATGTAGCCCATTATCCCCTTCCACCATCACAAATTTTTGCTACATATAATGATAATGAATATCAATCAGAAAATGGTTCAATGGATAATATTGCCGGTGTTTGTGATAAAGATGGCTTAGTTTATGGAATGATGCCTCATCCAGAACGCACTCATTGTGAAGAAATAAAAGAAATGCTACTTTTTATTGCCAATGATAGAAAAGAAAAACGCTTAGCAGAATTACGAAGTAAATTTGAATACGAGGTGAAAAATTTGATGAATAGCGAACATATTTCTTATAAAAGTACTCGTAGATTTTTAAAAAAATTACATACATCAGGAGAACACGTTATTCAAGGTCCAGGCGAAAATGCTGGCATTGTGGACATTGGTGATGGATATGGTATAGCTATACGTATAGAAAGTCATAATCATCCTACATTTATTGACCCCTATAATGGAGCGGCAACAGGCGTTGGTGGAATTATCCGTGATATTTTTACTATGGGAGCACGTCCCATTGCCCTTTTAGATTTTTTACGATTTGGGGAGGAAAGCGATGATAATTCATCACGGCTCTTACGTGAGGCTGTTCGAGGTATAGCAGAATATGGAAATTGTATTGGTATAGCCAATATTGGGGGCGCTTGTTATCGGGAATCCATATATAATAAAAATCCGTTGGTGAATGTTGCCTGTTTAGGTTTGGTTAAAACAGATAAAATTGTGTATGGAAATGCCAAAGAATCTGGGGATTTATTAGTATATGTTGGAAGCCGTACAGGAAATGACGGTATAAATGGAGCTGCTATGGCATCAGCAGAGTTTACTAGTGATAGCGATATGGAAGCACTTAAAAGTAATATTCAGAAGGGTGATGCCTTTTTAGAGAAATTATTAATGGAGGCGTGTTTAGAAATCGTGGATGCTGATTTATTACAAGGTATGCAAGATATGGGGGCAGGTGGTCTTCTTTGCTCATCTGTGGAAGTAGTATTGCGCGGTAGAAATAAAACAGGTGAAGATTTGGGCTGCGTAATGAATGTGGATAAAGTTCCGCAAAAAAATGGTTCGGCAATAGATGAGTGTGATAAATTAATATCAGAATCCCAAGAACGAATGTTATTGGTAGTTAAACCAAAAAATATAGAAAAAGTATTTAATATCTTCAAAAAATGGGAATTGGAATATGAAGTAGTGGGAGAAGTGAATACATCGGGAAAATACGAAGTTGTCAATAATAATGCGGATATTTTATTCAGCGAGAAAATGACGGATTTTGATGATCCTACTGAAATGTGGGACTTAAATGTTGGTGAGGACCCATTGCTTCATAAGCGTAATCGTGTTTGTCTCGATTCAAAAACAGATAGAGAAGAACTTTGGAATAATTATGATAGAAGTATTGGATGCCGAACACTTTTTACAGGGCGAGGAAAAACAAATTACAGTATGTTAAATATTGATGAAGTGAATAAAAAATTAATAGTTTCTTGGGGAGAGTCATTTGACGAATGTTATCAAAGGCAAAAGGAAAATCATGCTTCTCCATTAGGATTAGTAAATTGTTTGAATTACGGACATCCAAAAGATTCACTCGGTAATATGGCAGCATTTTTAGAAAATTTAACAAAAAAATGTAAGGAATATAAAGTTCCTGTATTAGGAGGAAATGTCAGTCTTTATAATGCTACTGATGATAAATCGATTTACCCAACACCTGTATTGGTAATGATTGGTATAGTGTAATATAAATATAATTTACATAGATTTGGGTTTAGTTTTAAATTTCTTGAACTTTTTTGGCAACACATTTCATTGCAGCAACCCGTTCCTCTGATTTTTTAAAATGCTCTGCTTTGCGATCAAACGTACACTTGTGCATTTCTGGGAGTCGGTGTTTACTACAAAATTCATGGCCACATTTACAAGGCATACCTCGCATACTTGGTATAATTTTCTTTTCACAATGAAAGCAACGATTTTTAACTTTATGTATCATATTATACTATTAATAAAATAATAGTACAATAAATTTATATCAATTATTTAATCAGTAATTTATTAGTGTTTTTACTCTTCTTCAATAACTTCATTTACAATTTCATTAGCATTACTTTCACTATTTGCATTAGCATTTGCAGTCAAACTATCCATAGTCTGTTGATGCATTCTAACTGGTTGTTCTCCCTTTTCAGTGTCTGGAACAATGTTTGGATTATCGAAAAGTTCACTCTTAATATCTGCAACAGATGTTGTATCCATATTTCCTTCTTCACCTGTTTCAGTACGAATATCATAGAGGTTGCCATTCTTGTCAATGTTCTGAGTAAGTTTGTTTCCAGATTCCTGCGCCACCTTAATATTTTCCTGAATAGCTTTCTGTTTGGCATCCTTAACACGTTTTTCAAAGGCTTCCTTATCGCGCTTTTCATTTTTCGCCTTTTCGTGCATAAGCTGGTTAAGCTCATCTTCCAAGTATTCAACGCGACCAGTCTTGTATGCCTCTGGTTCCCAAGGCATCCACATTCCAACAGGACCAACATAGATATTATGATTAGGATCTAATTCACGCAACATTTTACAACGCAATTCTGCTTCCTCTTGTGTAGGGAAAACACCGCGAATTTTTACAGAACGAACAGATGTCTGAAATTCATGTTCCTTGGCAAAGGCAGCATTTAGGGCCTCTTCACTGTTATCTACAAAGGTCTTAAAATCATCATCAATGGCTGTTTGTTTTAAATTCTCTTTTTCTTCCAAAGCAAATTCATCAAGATCTGAATTTAAGGCATCAAATGACAGATTATATTTATATGAGAGGAAATGCATAAATTGACGGTACTTCTCCAAAACTTTGGTGAATTCCCACTCTTTTAGGAATTTCTCAAAAAAGAAGGCGTGCTTATCTTTTAAAATATTTTCTGGTGAAACGAATGAAACACAAACAAATTTTTGGTTGGCGATAGGCTTGTCCTCCTCCAAAAGATCTACAAATTTAGGGTTTTCTTTTCCATCCGGGGTAAATCTTGGTTGATATGAATCCTGGCTTGTCATAATTTATATCCTTTTTTAAATTAATGATTTTAAGTAGATTTTTTTTCTTATTCTTTATTATAAACAATGCTTACTGATATGGTTGATCTCAAAGAATTGCTTAAACGCGCTATCAAATACCTCGTTGAAGGTCTTATGGTTGCCTTAGTTGCTTACTCGATCCCTAAGCGATCGCTTAACCTTGATGAGATTGCTCTTATTGCACTTACCGCTGCCGCCACTTTCTCCATCCTTGATACATACGTCCCATCGATGGCCACCCAAGCCCGCTCTGGCGCCGGTTTCGGTGTTGGCGCCAACCTTGTTGGATTCCCACGTATGTAAACTTTTAGAAAAAGTTTAATCAAAAAAAAAGATTACTTTTTGGTTAAGCTTTTTTTTAAAAAGCTTACTTTTAGAAAAAAAAGTGTAATCTAAATTATATTATTTTTATTTCTTACTTAAAAATAATATATGGGAAAAACAAATTTCGGTCATTATATTGGAAAAGTTATATTAGTAGAATTGCCTAACAATAAAAGAGCAAGATATAGATGGATTGTAAGAAAACGTGAAGACGGACGTTTCGTAGTGCGAACTCCAAAAGATGGTGTTCTTTTGCGTGATTTAAATAAAAAAAGAGAATCTGATTATGGTAAGGAGACATTATTACCAAAGGGAGCCACTATTTGGGCGATCCAAGGCTGACCGGCATTATCCATATCAGATTAGAAAAGTATAAAAAAAATTGAATTGTATTTTAGTATATTAAGTTTAACTAAAATACAATTACAAGAATGTCAAACATACCATCCAAAGAAGAAATGATTCGAGTAACTGAATACGTGGAAGTTCAAAATGAAGATAAAAAATATTGGCTAGGTATTGGAAAAATCGATCATTCACAAGATATATATATTGAACTATATCATATTATTAATGTACCATCATCGGATAAAAATAGAGGAACAGTTAAAAGAGAAAAAATTATTTCAAAAAGATTTGAATACGGTCAATATCTCGTAAGTAAAAATGAATCTATTCATATCAGAGAAAGATATATTGAAATGCTTAGAAAGCAATGTGAGGACTCATTTATTGTAAAAAAATCGCTGATGCCTCTTGTAAAAGATTTTGAATGTATTGTTGGTAAGAAAAAACAGAGAGCAATGTTGATGGAATTATAAAAACTACCAAGGGTAAATTACCAAGGGTTAATTACCAAGGGTTATAGGGACAGGATGTCCCTATCAGGATGTCCCTATCAGGATGTCCCTATCAGGATGTCCCTATCAGGATGTCCCTATAAGGGTTGTTAAGGGCTTGCCCTTAAATAGTAGCAATAAATTGCCAATTTAATTCTTTGCAAATTTTTTTCCATATCTCATCCTGTTCTATTCTTTTCTCTCTATCCTTCAACATCGGAAAGTAAGGAAGAAACTGGTTTTGCCCTAACATTTCACACAATTTATAAATTGTATAATAATAATTCAGAAAATTAACACGATTATCCGGACAAACCCGCGAATAAGGTCGCTGAATTTCCAAAAATAACGAACATAATTTATCTTCTAAATCAGGTGTCATTACGGGGGGTTTTATACCCAATCGATCCTTAATAAATGGTATATGTTCATAGTATTTATTATAGCCCAATTTTTTCAATATATTTTTTGTTTTAGCACTTGTTAATTCAGTTAATGGTATTCTCTCTTTCGTAATTTGTGCTTTAATTTTATCAATAAGTTCATCCGATATTTGTGTGGTTTCTTTTGCTTGAAATTGCGCCAAGATTTCACGGAAGTGATTAATACGCTTATACGCATAAAAACACATTTCCTGAGGGGGTTCTTTATAAGAAGGTTTTTCCTTCTGAAAAATATAAGGCGTATTACGATAACATTGATTACAAACCATTATACCCTCATATTCAATTGGAATTAATTCCCCCTTCTCACAATGAGAACAAACATCATTATCATAATAATAGGAATCCATATTCAGATATTTTGGATCGACGCTTTTAAAATAAGTTTCTACGGTCTCATTGTGTGTTTGTAGTATTTTCTTGTTCTTCTCCTTATTTGTATTGAAAAAATTATCCAAAATTTTGGGTTTTGTATTATCTTCCGAAATATCTTTCTTATTTTCGAAATAGTCAAATACGTATTTGGAATTTTCCAATAAGTATTTTTTCTTTTCATTTTTTAGTTTTTGTATCTGTTTACGCAGTTGTAATGTAGACTCCCCCTTTTCCTCAAATTCGGCACATTGTTTTTCCAATTCAGGAATTTTTACTGTTTCATTGTGATGAAACAGTTCTAGTTTCTGCTCGTGGGTTTTATCAAGAGTAATTATTGGAGCAGAAGTAATTTTTTTATCTGGTTTCGGTTTAAAAGCCATTATTTAGAGTGATTTTTATACGATATATTCTCAAAAATTTCTTATACTATTTTTATTAAAATGGAAAAAGAAGGAGAGAATGTTGATATGATAAAATTACATAAGATGGCATTCATTTATAACGCATTGGAAAACGGTTGGAAAGTGAAAAAAAATAATGATTATTATGTCTTTTCCAAGAACCATGAGGGAAAAAAGGAGGTTTTATTAGATTCCTATTTAAAAAAATTCGTCACTTCTAATTTAGATATTAATACCTTAGAAAATGAAGGTAAATAATTTTAATATTTTTCCAAATATTTTTGTTTGTAAAATTATTAATTCGCGTAAATCTACCAAATTTTTTTCTTTAGGGATTGTATAATACTATGGGAGGAGGATTAATGCAACTTGTCGCCTATGGCGCCCAAGACGTCTATCTCACCGGCAACCCCCAGATCACTTTCTGGAAGGTTACTTACCGCCGCCACACTAACTTCGCTGTTGAATCGATCGAACAGACATTCAACGGTCAGGCCGACTTCGGTCGCCGTGTCACCTGCACAATCTCGCGCAATGGTGACCTTGCCTACCGCACATACCTTCAGGTAACTCTTCCTGAAATCAACCAGAGTATGAAAAATACGACAGAATCAGACACAAACAATGGTGTCTTCGCTCGTTGGTTAGATTTCCCAGGAGAGCAGCTCGTTGCTCAGGTTGAAGTCGAAATCGGAGGTCAGCGCATCGATCGCCAATATGGTGACTGGATGCACATCTGGAACCAGCTTTCGCTCCCAGCCGCTCAGGAAAAGGGATACAAAGCCATGGTCGGACAGACCACTCAGTTGACTTACATCACTGACCCAAGTTTCGCACAAGTTGATTCACCTTGTGACTCAAGTGCAATTCAGCAGGTTTGTGAACCACGCAATGCTTTACCAGAAACCACTCTTTATGTTCCATTCCAGTTCTGGTACTGCCGCAACCCAGGTCTCGCCCTTCCACTCATTGCCCTTCAATACCACGAAGTCAAGATCAACCTCGACCTTCGCCCAATTGATGAGTGCTTGTGGGCTGTTGAAGGACTTGGTGGTACTCACGCAGCTAATCACAAGGTCACCCACGCTTACAGTCAGTCACTCGTTGCTGCTTCGCTCTACGTTGACTACGTCTTCCTTGACACCGATGAGCGTCGCCGTATGGCTCAGAACCCACACGAGTACCTCATCGAGCAGCTTCAATTCACTGGTGATGAATCCGTCGGTTCATCTTCCAACAAGATCAAGCTCAACTTCAACCACCCTTGCAAAGAGCTTGTCTGGGTCGTCCAGCCAGATGCCAACGTTGACTACTGCGCCTCGCTCCTTTGCGGTCAGCCACTTTTCGGTCTCTTAGGTGCTCAGCCATTTAACTACACTGATGCCCTTGACGCACTTCCTAACGCTGTCCACGCCTTTGGTGGTCCAGACGCTGTCAAATCTGGTGCTTTTGTTAACTCCGATGGTATCTTTCATGATGCTGGTGCCGCTGATGTTGATGATGCTGCTTCATGGCCATCAGTTTCTTACTCGCAGCCAAACTTCAACTCTGACGAAACTTCAACAGTCTCCGATGCCGGTACATTCGTCCTTGCTGAGACTGCCCTCGACCTTCACTGTTGGGGACAGAACCCAGTCGTTGTTGCCAAGCTCCAGCTTAACGGCCAGGACCGCTTCTCTGAGCGTGAAGGTACATACTTCGACCTCGTCCAGCCATACCAGCACCACACACGCACACCAGACACTGGTATCAACGTCTACTCGTTCGCCCTCAAGCCAGAGGAGCACCAGCCATCTGGATCGTGCAACTTCTCGCGCATCGACAACGCCACTCTCCAGCTTGTCCTCTCGAACGCCACTGTTGCCGGTACCAACACTGCCAAGGTCCGCGTCTACGCCACTAACTACAACGTCCTCCGCGTCATGTCGGGTATGGGTGGTTTAGCTTATAGCAATTAAACATAGTCATAGTCTTACGAAGTATAGTGTTAGTTTTTAAATAATTTATACTGTGAATCATTAATTCACTATATAAATTACACCTTTGAACAATTAAAACGCCGACCCTGTCGGCATTTATAAGTTACAAAGGTAACAGTAACCATGCACATAAAATGTGCGTAGGTGTAAAAATCTTTCCTATTATATAATATGTTTTATTTATCAGGTCTCCCACAAGAAGTCGTAGATAATTATTTAAAATTTCTGAAAAAAGCCGATGAAGAGAGAAAAGCTAAACAGCAGATGGAAAAATTACTCAAAGCACATCCACCAAAAACATTTAGTGATTTTATGTCATATGGAATGTATGTTAGCACTTTAAATAAAAATTAATAATTTTTATTATATTTTTTTATAATCATTATATAATGGTTACAAATCAGGAATTAAGGGATGAAATAGATGAATATTTGGTTAATTATGAAGAAGGATTTTCTACACAAGATTCACTCAATTCAATTGAATCACTTTTAAGTCGAGCTACACCAGATGTTAAAAATAATACTTTACATTATGCCGTTAAGGTTGGTGAACCAGAGCTCGTTGATATAATTATTGATAATGGTGCTGATGTAAATTCGGTTATAGAAGAACAAACACCAATGATGGCTGCTATAATAGATCCAGATAGTCATTGGGAGAATCAAAGAGAAATTATTAGAACTCTTTTAGATAGAGGTGCTAACCCCTCTGAGGTAGTTGATGAAAAAAGTATTGATGATATTATTGACTCTGAAATTAATAAATTAAGAGCAAAAAATAATAATGAAGCCGATATTCGAATATTAGAAAATATTAAAGATATGATTCATCAAAGAAGAGATAGAATTGGTGGAAAAAGAAAAAGAAAACGCACTCAAAAGAAAAATAAAAATAAAAAGCGTAAGTCAAGTAAAAATAAAAAGCGTAAGTCAAGACGAACGCGCAAACATCATAAATAAGTTTTTTCTATGATTATTATATAGAGTAATAATTATGGCTGACAGAATTCAAATAATTGATGATAATATTCGGGGACCAGAACCAGCTCCTGCTGCTGGTCCTGCTCCTGGTCCTGCTCCTGAACGTCCTGTAATTCAAGCGATTGATACTTATATGGGCGATCAAACACAGGAAAACTTAGGTAATGTTCCTAGAATTATCAGAGAGAATCGTGAAGACCCAAGACATTTTTTATCTTATGCAGTTTCAGTAGGAAATGCAGAATTAGTAGAAGAATTAATAAACTCAGTCGGAAATACAAGAGAGCAAAGAGCAGATGCTGCTAATTATTATCCAGGCGATGATGCTTGGGGAGAAACTCCATTAACAAATGCATTAACAAATCAAAATGATGATAATATTTTACCTATATTAGAAGTTCTTTTTAGAAATGGAGCCGACCCAAATTTAGTAGCTGACGGAAGATTAAATTTTTTCGATACAATTTATCAAGATGAAATGGATTCAGAAGCACTTGGAGAACAAGATAGGTTGGATTATCTTCAAAGAGTTCGTAATTTAGCAAGACAATATAATCATACATCTCCTCCTGAATTTGAACGCAGAGACCAAGATCTAGACCCTAATAATATAATTGGAGGCAAAAAGAAAAGAAAACGCACTAAAAAGCAAAACAAGAAAAAGTCAAATAAAAAGAAGAAATCAACAAAAAAAAATAGAAAGACAAAAAAGAATAGAAAATCTAAAAAACACCGTAAAAAGTAAAT